TAACAATCTGGGTGATGGAAATCGGATGCTTGGTTATTAAGAGGATAGTTCCCGTTCCGAACGGGAACTATCCAGTCGTTCGATCTCATTCGCTGCTTCTTCTAGGAGATCAGCGATTCGATCTGGCTCACCTTCCTGTACACTCTTGCGAGTAAGTATCTTTCGCCGAATCTCAGCACGTTTCCGCAGTCGGTAGACTAGGTCTTCACTCATTCTACTCCGAAGTATCGCTTGATAAGTTGACCATCATACACTGGTTCATAGTGTTTCTCAATAACAAGGCAGCATTCCTGTAGGATCAACTCGGCGAACTTTTCTGCTACATGCAGATGAGTTGTTTCGAATTGTTTTTCCTTACCAGCTGCGACCATTGCAGTGTCATAGAGTTGTCGTATTTTTTCGTTCATTCTTCAACTCCGAAATGTTTCAGTACATATGAGCCAGCAGTATCATACTGATGAGCATTCATTGTTGCGATATCAGCACATTCCCGCACAATCAACTCAGCAAACTGACGCAAATCAAAATCACCGATATACTCACGATCAGATGCGTGTTCTTTCTTGAGACCTGCTTGTTTGGCCAATTCTAGAATACGTTCGTTCATCACATCTTCTCCCACATTAGGGCATATGGGTCGGACCCGCGCTCACGAACATCAATCTGCCTTGTCTTCACTTTACACCTACGATATACTGACAATGCACGTTGAAAATTTGGAGTGATAAGGAAATTCCTGAAGCCACCTCCGCGCGTATTCTTCCAAAATCCAGTGGCGACGTAGTACCTCTTTTTAGGATAGCAGTACATCACCATTTTGGTTCTTCCTCCAGATCATTCTTCAATCTTTTATGGAAGGTTTCTTGACCATCATCACCAGAAACCAGCCAATCAATGCGGTGTGCATAGATAATAGCCTTCTTCAAATGATCTAGTCCAATCTCGAATTCTTTGATAGTTTCTTTGGAGTAATGGCGTCCAATGGGATAATCATACGGATCGAGTGTATCAGAATTATTACTTAGAATCAACTGCTCGATTTCATCCGCAATACGCTGAATACGATACTGTTCATAATTAAAATGACCACCAGACATATTGTCTCCTTACTTGGCTACTACTTTATCCATAACAGGTTTGAACTCTTTCTGAATTGCCTCGATGCACATTTCTGCACCACTCAGTTCTTTGAGAGACATATCCTTCTTTTGTTTGGACATAATGTAGATACACTCAGTCACGACGAACATCGTGTACCTGAACAGCTCCTTATCATCAAAGCAATGGATATCGCCTTTGGTGACTTCGGAGTATGGGTTATGGGGATTCGTCAGCGAAAGAAACGCAAAGTGCTTGAGGTGCTCTTCCATATTAAATCCGATCAAGTTGGACAGTCATACCTTCCCACGTACCAGCGATGCCATTGGCTTTAGCAGTTGGCATCGGAGCAAAGTATTTACGAACTACTGGAGTCTCCAGGCAGACAAGTGCCTTCTGGAGAGCAGCATTGGTTTCGTAATGATCACCGATACCATTACGGATGGCCTTGGTAGTAGAGAAGAAATGCACACCATTCACAATTACGCGGAACTTCATAATATACTCCTTAACGATAGCCAACAAGAGGGAATGCCTTCGTTACGATGGCAGTAGTCGGGCAACGATATGTCAGAACATCCCTGCCCTGAATATCTTCCTCGCAACCATCGATGCGGATCTCACCAGCCAGGTGCTCATCACCACAGGCGCAGCACCGAATATAGTGCACTGGCACAGCGACGATCTCAAATTCTTCCATAATTTACCTCATTTCGTTTCGATAAGTTATTATACCTCGAAACTGAATAAAAGTAAATTAGTTCCGGTTACTTTATCCGGAGCCAACTGACGAGTGGCAGTGTAATTACTCGGACGCCTGTTACCGTAGCGTCAAACAGCCCTAAGGTGGGATTATGCGCCGACTACTTCGTCAGCGACTTCAACTGGTTGCTCTGGTGGCATCTGCCCCAAAGCCTGCGCACGGATCTTAGCAATAAGATCCGACACAACACTATACTGTCCTGCTGCCAATGCGCTCAGAACAACATTGACTTCTTCAAGATTAAGAGCCAGATTAAATTCAAACACTTTCTTGTCTTCCATGTTTTACCTCAGTAGTTAATAGTTTAGTTTGGTAGAATGGTCTTGATTCTGTCAGCACAAATACTAGCTGCCCAGGAATTTGGCTTCACAACAGGATCAATTCCACACACACCCTTTATATAGCCCACTGCCTCATTGAGAGCACAGGAACTTCCGTGTATTTCCAGAGGATTGATATCTAGATGTAACTCTACATGTTTATCCTCAAGAAAATCTGCACACTTTAGATACAACTCAGCGATCTTCATCACCTCTGTCATAAGTCTCATCTTCGGACGGTCAAGTCTCTTATCATATTCGCGTTCACGATGCACTTCACCGAATACCTTGGCTCCATGTTTTCCATCAATGTGAATCGCAACTACCAAAAGGTAATCTACCATCCATACATCATTTACATTAATTCTTTCAGAGTCTGCCCCGAAATAAATCCTAGTAGTTTCTGATTGAGATTCAATAAAATCTTTTAGTTCACCCAAGTCAATTGTCATCATACTTTGCTAATCTCATCGTAATCTCATCACAATTTGCTAATCTCATCAGACAGAAATCAGGTTCGTCTTGAATATATTCCAGCATTCTTGCCAAGACCACTTGCTACTTGATTTCTCAACAGAATCTCGATTGAGTAATAAACACCAATCGACATTCTCAGCAAGATCTTCACCCATAAATCCGTTAACACCAGGTTCAATAATATCAATTGGGCCAGGAACTTTATATGCTGCTACTGGAGTTCCCATTGATAATGATTCGATTATAACGATGCCGAAAGTATCAACCCTACTCGTAAAGACAAACACATCTGCATTGGCATAATACTTAGCCAGTTCTGTTCCTCGTTTCGTACCGACGAACTGCACATCTGGGTACTTAGCCTGTAGTTCTTTTCGCATTGGACCATCACCAACTACGATCTTAGTAGCACCTGGAAAGTCAAGATTACAGAAATCCTCGATACCTTTTTCTTTGCTAACCCTACCTACACTCAGTAACACCTTACCATTATACTCTGATCGAAGAGATTTGTCAAATATAGTTCTGTCAACTCCGCGAGTCCATGTGATTATTCTAGAGCCGAATTCATGTTCTTCCAGTTCCTGGACCATGGTCTTTGTGGTGGTTAGAACTTTACCACTGTGTTTGTGGAACCAGCGAAAGTATTTGTAACTGATACATTCTGGAATACCATACAACTTCTTCAGGAACTCCGGAAACTTTGTATGATAACTTGTGTTGTACTTTACTTTCTTACTATCCAAGTAACAGCGAGCAAAAAATCCGATAGGACCTTCCGTAGCGATGTGGATATAATCTGGAGATATGCTCTCAATCTTTTCCGCAATCTTAAACGGGAATGAGAGTTTAATGTCAGCATAGCCAGGACAGTTAATATAATTAAACTGCCTGGGATCAAGATAAACAATATCAAACCCATCGCGATCAGCATACGTTTCAATGTTTTTGAAAGTAGTAACGACGCCATTTATTTGGTCCGGTAAGTTATCAGTGATAATAAGAATTGTCTTACGGTCATTCATCGTGAGGAGTCCACATAATTATTTCCCAGGTTCCATCATGATGCTCTACTAATGCAGTGCACGATTCTACCCAGTCACCATCATTCATATAAACAACGCCATCGATAGTTTTGATTTCTGCGTGGTGTATATGCCCACAGATAACACCATCAAACCCTCTTTTGGCGCAGTACTTCGCGATATTCTTTTCAAAGTGGAAAACAAAATCAATTGCTTTCTTTACTCTATACTTTAGGAATCTACTCAGACTCCAATAACCAAATCCAAGTTTTCTTCTTGCCCAGTTTAATCTGGTGTTCGCACTAAGAATAAAATCATATGCACGATCACCGAGGAATGAGATCCAAGGAGCTAGTCTGGTAATACCATCGAATAGATCACCATGGACTACGAGGTATTTCTTACCATCAACCCCAATGTGTTCATACTGATTGGCTATCTCTACAAGACCAAACCCAATGTTATACGAAAGAAGTGGTCTTAAGAATTCGTCATGGTTTCCAGCAATGTATATTACCTTCGTTCCATCCTTTGAACAACCGAGGATTCTCCGAATAACATTAGTATGGGTTTGTTTCCAACGCCACTTGTTTTGTTGAATCCTCCAACCATCGATAATGTCACCGACGAGGTATAGAGTTTCGCAGCTGTTGTTCTTTAGGAAATCATTAAGTGTCGCTGCCTTGCAGTCTTTCGTGCCCAAGTGCACGTCTGATATGAATATACTTTTGTATTTTGGAATAGTCATACGTTTATTTATAAGTGGTGGGTTATTCTGTTACGAGGAAACCCACCGAAACCCTAAGCAGTAATTAGGCTGCTAATGCGAACTCGCTCGCAAGCATTCATTTTTACTAAATAATAGTGTAAGATACATTTAAATGGAGATAATAATGACAGTGCATTTCGTATATATGTGGTTCGATAAAAGTAGAAAAATGTTCTATGTCGGTCAACATTCTGGGTCATATGATGACACATATACAACATCATCAAGATGGTTATATGGAGAAATAAAATATAGACCCAAAGATTTCAAACGAAGAATCATAAAAACATTCACAACTAAAAACGAAGCACAACGATATGAAGGGTATTTATTATCCCTTATTTCAGAAAATGAATGGAGTGTAAAATACTACAACTCCAAACAAGGAAAACCAAAGGGAATAAAACCTTGGAATGCTGGAAAGAAACAATCTCCAGAACATAATAAAAAGATATCAGATTCTAGAAAAGGTAAACCAACAACTAAAGGTAGAACAAACCCACTAGCAGCAGAAAACGCGCGAAAAGGTGCTGCAAAACTTTCCGCAAAAGCAACTGGCAGAAAACTCGCTACACGAGAAAACGGAACCAGATACTGGATATATCCCGAAGCCAGTTGATTCTGTTTCCAAGTTCAACTGGCAAAACTCAGATGGTGCTTACGCTGCCATCAAAAATGCGTTATCGTTTGCATTTATTTTGATTTGCTTGATTTACAGTCATCGCCTACTGGATCGTCCATGCATATACTTTTCGCCCTGTCGAAACCTTGTCAGCCCCATCAAAAGTATACTAGATTATTGTATCTTCACCAACAACAAAGATTTTCCAAGTAGGATGCTTCTTTGAGAGAAGCAATGCTATATCTACGAGAAATTCTTTGTTCTTGCTTCTCTTCTTCACATAAGTTGAATATCGAGTCTTTACAACAATTTTATATTTCATAATATACTTTTGGTGGAGCTGGCGGGAATCGAACCCGCGTCCAGAACTCATTTCTAATTACTTCATACGATCATAACTTTACTTCGTTAGGTGTAAAAACCCAATGAATACTAAAAACAAAATCAGAAAAAACAATTCAAGCATAGTAACTCCTTTACCAATGTCTAATTATACCTGCAATAATAAAAATGTTTGTAGTAACATAAACCACGACGATAAGAGTTCTGAACATAGCCACAACATCAGCATCTGAATCAGTTTTCCCTTGTTTCTCGCCAAGAGCCTTAGCCCACAAACTCCACAATTTCTTCATAATAACTCACTCTGGAGGAAGATGTGAGATTCGAACTCACGGACCCTTTCGAGTCTTCAGTTTTCAAGACTGACGCATTCGACCACTCTGCCAATCTTCCTTATAAATGGTACCTTGTGACGGGTTCGAACCGCCGACCTTCTCCGTGTAAAGGAGACACTCTACCGCTGAGTTAACAAGGCTTATTCTTCGTAAACTGCCAACACATTATTCATCGGAACTTTGTATGTGTTGAGTTCTAACTTGATCGTATCTGGCCAATGCACAAGTACACGATCACCGATCTTTACTTCATCAACATCAGATGCAACTGCGATCACGATAGCGATCTCTGGCTCTTGTGAGTGCTGCAATACAATACCTGAATCAGTGACCTTAGAGCCTTCTGACACACGCACGATAATGTTGCCACTCATTGGAATATAGTTCATAATTTATCCTAATTAAAAATGGAGCGGGATAGGGGAATCGGACCCCTGACCGAAGATTGGAAATCTGCTGTTATACCATTTAACTAATCCCGCATTATATTTGGCATCCCCCGAGAGACTCGAACTCCCACCAAGGGTTTTGGAGACCCGTATGCTGCCATTACACTAGGGAGACACTTTCTTTTCTTCTGTAACAACAGGAGTTGAATCCTGCTGTTGTTTATCTTCTTTCTGATCCTTACGAAAGATCATATCCCAGCGAGCAGCATATTCTTCATTGCTCACGCTATATGGTCTTGGTGCAGATCCTTTACCACCATCACTCATAATCATTCCTTTACAATGGTAGGCTGGGTGTGAGTCGAACACACCACCAACGGATTATGAGTCCGCTGCTCTAACCATCATGAGCTACCAGCCCTACGTTTTGGTGCCCCCACCATGATTCGAACACGGCACCTACTGATTACAAATCAGTTGCTCTACCAAATGAGCTATAGGGGCGAATGCTTTACCAGACGATTTCTTCCTTCGTCAACTTACGCAACCAGAGGTTGATTAAAGACAAAGCAGCTGTCTGCAGTTCTATACTAAACAGAAAACCGAATTCCATCTGCAGATAAATCGAAGCCATGGCAAAAATATTGAGCCAGACTGTCTTTGAGTAATACCATTTCTTTTGCATATACATCCTTTAATTTTGGTGGAGGAGACAAGAATCGAACTTGCGACCTACTGCTTGCAAAGCAGTCGCTCTACCAATTGAGCTACACCCCCGATTGTTTACTTCGGCAGACTAAATGTCTGCTTTCTATTTAACTCTGCTTCATATGCCATACGACAATGATCTTTCTGTAAGAAGAACAGAGCATTGATCATCTTCTCAGCAATGAACCAAACTTTCTTGTCATGTAATCTGTATGAACGACTAGACAGAGTCTCATCTGCCCAACCACCCAATACTGCATTGGCTAGTTGATCTACTGCTACTAGGACCTGAATAACGTATCCTCTTGCCATTTTATTTCTCCGTTAATGGTACCAATGACCATTAGTATTTAACGTCTTTACGATGGTGCGACCGGAGGGATTCGAACCCCCGACAGTTCGGGTAGAAGCCGAATACTCTATCCATCTGAGTTACGGTCGCGTATTGGTGCGAGAGGCGGGACTCGAACCCGCAATCCATGCGCGGCGATTGATTTTAAGTCAATTGTGTATACCATTCCACCACTCTCGCTAATTGGCTCCTCAAGAAGGACTTGAACCTCCGACCCAGGCATTAACAGTGCCTTGCTCTACCGACTGAGCTATTGAGGAATAGTATAGAAGAAACTCACTCGCATCTGCTTTTTGAGCCGCGTGTTCTACACCCTTTATTTCTAGACTAGTACTAGGGGCGTGTGCACATTTACACTAGAGTTTCAAAATTGGTGCGCAAGGAGAGACTCGAACTCTCAATCCTTTCGGCACTGGCTTCTAAGACCAGCGTGTATACCATTCCACCACTCGCGCAAAATATCATAGTGAAGCATAGCACTAGCCAGTTGAATACAGCCGACCAGACTTCCTTATCAGTGAAGTGCTATGCTTCACTATGATATCACCATATTGAAATGCACTACAGGATATCTCACCCTCGCCGACGATTACCACCGCCCCAGCATGCTATGTTTTCAAGTGCATTTCAATATGACACCAGAGCGAACCCTGGATCCATACAGATTACAGACAAATTGTAAAAGAGCGGCGGGAAGTTCAACTAAC